CGCCCCATTGTTTCACGGCCACCCCGGGTCAGCCCTTTTGACTGGAAGGCCAGTTCAGCCCCCCAGCTGAAGATTCCGTTCTGCAGCATGATAGTGTACCTATCCAGGAAAGGAAGGTTCAGTACATCCTGAACGGTAAGACGGTGATGCTCAGTGAAGTCGGTATCTACTACAATTGCAGCAATGAACTTGGTGATGTTCATATTACCGTTCATGGCATCAGCCTGGTTGGAGAGTATTTCCTCATCTTCTCCGTTCTCCTCACGGATTGTATAGCTAAAGCCAGAAGGGGCAATAAACTGATGAGTTCTGAGTTTCAATTCTTCTTGTTCCATTTTAATTGAGGTTGATTTGGATTAAACAAATAAGGGCTTAATCCTAAGAGTGTATCCTAGAACTAAGCCCTCGTTCTTATTAGTATTGGTCGGCAGTACCAACAGAGAATTCGATATGCTCGATTGTATTTTCCGAAGCAGTTCGGTCAAAGTCTAGACCATCAATCTTACATGGCCAAACTTCATCATATACATGAGTGTTGAGGATAGTTACTCCATCTTCGGCAAGCTCGTTGACTACCATTGTTTCAAAGTAATCTCGAGGGACCAAGCCGCCTCCGAGAATCATATCCTGACAGGCAAATAGCCAGTCCCATACCCAGGTATCAGAACCTGAGGTAGTTTTTAGTTTCTCTACTATGAGGTTTCCTACCTTTACTCTACCGGCAGTTTTAACATCCCGGTTGATATCTCCATGTTCTACCTGGTCAATAGATACATCAGGAAGAGTTACCTTCTGACACAGATAAGGATTTATGGGATGCTTCGGAAACTGTATAGAGAAGAGAAACTTCTTACGGGGATTTTTAATCTTTGCTCCCATTGTTACACAGTTTTAACGGTTATACATTTTGATTACTCGGCATTGTCTACAATGTCTACAGATACTGACTTAGAAGCCTTCTCTATGATTACATCGAGAGTGATGTCCTGCAAAGCTACAATGTCCTTGAAACGAAATCTTGCCTTGTAGTGTCCCTGGCGAGCTGCTGCCTCGGTATTAACTACCAAGTCGTTCCAAGATGTAGCATCCTGGTCACCTTCCCAAATAGGGTCAGTCATAGCTTCGTTAGTTACCCACTCATCGATGAAAGGCTTAATTCTGAGGTACATGTCTTTCCAAGTTCCCCAGTAGTTAGGCTCCTCAATGTAGGACTCAAGGATTGGACGAAGAGTTTTCTTGATGTTCAGTACCAGTCCAGTTACTCCCAGGAATCGGAAAGAATCCTGCTTTACCTGAGAAGTGAAGTTATGCCAGAGGACAGTTCTCTTACCGAAAGAAGGAGTATCCTTGATAACATATAGGTTCAGATAGTGCTGAGCAAACTCTTCCAGGTCTTCTACCCTTGCAGGAGAACCATAGTTAGGAAGAACTGGTCCCTGAGCATTAGGCACTACTCCTCGGTTTACACCGGCAAACGAATAGTTATATCCGTATGAAGAAGCAGAGGCATCTGCCAAGCCGATTGTAGTACCGAGAACATCAGAACCCTGAGAAATACCGAAAGCATTGTTATACTTAAGACCTGCGGTGAAGTAAGAAACCCACTTGGAGTTACCGATAGTGTTAACTATCTGGTCGGCTGCAGCAATTACCTGGGCTTTAGTACGAATACTACCATCAGCATTGAACCAAGGTACCTCGATAAAAGCCCGGAACTCGTTGAGTTCATCTACCATGACTCTCAGTTCCTTGTAAACCTTGATAGCCTCTGAAGGACTTCCAAGATGTTGTTCAAGGTGAGAGAATCCGATATTGTATGAGTCAACGTAGTCCCTTACGTAATCAAGGGCAGCCATGAACTCCTCAGCCGCAGGCTTAGCCGTTTCTGTTGTACCGATAGTACCATCTGAGGATTCTACCAATGTTACCTCTATAGCAACTGCAGTTCCGTCAGCCTTAGCCAGTTCGGTAAGGAAGGATTCCATATTACCTCCGTCCTCCAAAGCAACTTTGAAGTAAGGGTTAATTGATATCCACTGGGCAAGTGCAAGGTAATCAATAGAGGTGTTATTGATATCGTCCTTAGATTTATATGTAAATACAGGACCGGACTCTAGAAGGCTGCCATTTGCATCTATCACCTGATAGTAGACAGTGTTCTGTTGTTTTGTGAACTTAACCGTGTAAGTATTACCGGTTCCGATAGGTTCTCCAGCTCCACGAGTGGTAAGCTTAAGACCTTTAGTTACATCACCAAGCTTGATGGTGATAACTGCATTACCCTCATTTACGGTTCCGAGGGTAGCACCTTTGCCAACTACTCGAACGATTCGGAGGATAGAACCGTTATCCAGAGCCTTCTGTATATTAGATACAGAGCCATCCGGGACAATCTCCTCTCCAAACATTCGCTTGAATTGGGTAATGGACTTAATCAAGGTCGAAGGGTCAAGGACAGGGCCCTTGGTAGTTCTCGCCAAGATAGTAGAAATACCATTCAAAGGTGAACTTTCTTCAACGTTATTGTTGATGAAGTTAAAGTTAACTTTTGGTGTACTAGGCATATTCTTTATATTTAATGTGAATGTTCAGTATTTAATTAATGTAACCGAGTATTGTTGCCCAGTTAGGGTACTTTCAGTTCAACGCCATCAGTACCTTCTGGTTGAATGAGTACAGATATATCCTTGATAGGAACAATTTCTCCCTGACTTACTACTTCCTCAAGTATAAGACCGTCTGATACTTCGTATGTATATACCTTTTCAAGTAATCCATGTTGTAGGTCTGGATGGTCATAGAAGTTACCTACCTCTATATACAGGTTACCAGTTGCACCCATAGGAGTATTTTTCCAAGCCACGTAGTCATTGAAATATGGCTTTAAGTAACCTTTAGCAGGAAGAGCTCGGTACATTATATCGTGTAGTAACCTCATTTCCTGCTGAGTATTAGCTACAAGATGAATGTCCAAGTTAGTACTCTTGGTAACGTAGTCATACTCTACTACAGCCAAGCCAGGAGCTTCTTCTGATTCTTCTACTGAGAACTTCTCTGTACCAATATCTCCTGGATAATAAGCATTAAGTTCTATAGTAATCCTTGGGCAATCCTTTGGTCCTCTAACCAGATTATTACCTATTCCAAAGATATATATGAACTTCTTACCTATAGCTTTCTTATCCTGTTCGAATTGGTCAGCAGTAGACTCAGTAGGCAAACCGTCTACCAAGTAATCATCAGGGTTGATAGTAAGTCCTCTTTTCAGAGTCTCATGTAAGAGAGCTATATAAAAGCTTCTCTCTATAATCTCTTCTAAGTTTACCATGGCTCACCCCCCATTTCTACTTTATGTTCATCTATAGACCGAGACTTAGGTTCTGTATCACCAGCACCCTCATCTCTACCAGAATTGCCTGCATTAGGATTGATGACAAGTACAGCAGACTTACTAGCTACATCGTATTCGATGGTTGCCAATAAGGAGTAGCAGTCTTTTGCATTAAGACCCTCTTCTGTAGGCCTTGCATTATGTCTACCTTGAGCATAACATACTACTGACTTCTCTTGTTTGGTTACCAAAGTGGTATTATCATCTGGTACGAATGTATAACCATCTTTTACCATTCCGGTTCCCTTATAAGTACTTAGGTTAAAGGTTACTAAACCGGTACCTTTAGTATTATACCAGTTACCATAAACCTTAGCATAGATAGTATATATACCTTCTGATATGAAGTCTCTTTCGCATAGGATCTTCCAGTCAATTTCGGCACCTTCAGCTCCTGATTGAGTGTTATCTCCACCCCATTTGATATACTTCTGTACTTCGGTATTAGTATTACCGGAGCCCATATTCCAACCAACCGGATAATCATCAAGGAGTTTACCGTCAATCATAATGCCAGTTCCCTCAATGATAGTCATGGAGTCGAGGTCCTTACCTGCATCTTCAGTCCAACCATAAGTGAAGCAAAAGAAGTTAAAGTCAGGAAGTACCGTAGCATCTTTACCTACTTGGCGTATACTTACCTCAGCAGAGTATTTGCCTTTGTATTTTGCTCGAGCCCTGATATACTTGGTCTTATTGATAGCATTTGCTCCAATTATGAACTCTACGTAATTACCAGTTAACGGGTTAGTACCTTCTGACTGAGAGAAAGTGGGTTGTGGTAAATCTGAAGTAGCAGGGAGAATCTCCAGCTCTACACCTTCTGTTATAATGTCATTGCCAGATTTAGCATAGTACGTAATCTTGGCATTTCCACCAGCAGGAGGGATAAGAGCAGTAGAAGCAATACATAGAATATCAAGAGCAGCAATTCCTTGATTCAGGGAAAGTACTTCTGATTTTACCTCTCCATCATCAGTAGGATAAGTTGACTGAACCTGGAATACCAAATTGGTGTCTCCTGAGTTTTCCTCAATTTTGAAAACCTTATATTGGGTTCCATCTGGATTAGTACCACTACTTATCTCTGAGTATTGGACAGTTGTAGTATTAAGTACACTGAGAGTTATACCGTCAGATACAATCTCCCTGTCCTCAGTAGCCCAGTAAGAGATTTTTATCTCATCACCAGTACCACTTATTGAAGTACTGTCGCAAGAGCATAGGGCTTTAATTACGGCAGTACGAGCTCTCTGAATCAATTGGACCACAACCTTAGTAACCCCATAAACCTGACCCTGAAGGTTTTTATTTACCGCAACCTGGTTGGGATTTTTGGAATCGGGTTTGATTTTTTGGGTCGTTTT